ATCATTGATTTCTCTCTCTAATGATGTAACTCTACCTGCTTGGAATAATCCCAATATAAATATTCCTGATATTACTCCAATGGATAAACCTAAGTATACCCAACCTAAAATTTGTAATGTTTCCATTTTAACTCCTTAATATTATTGTTCCTGGATTATCATTCCAGAAGTCATCTTCTGTAAATCCGTGTTTCTTTACTATTTCACGAACTATTTGTTTCATTTTATCACTTTTTCCTGTGATTAGTCTAATAGGGAAATTTCCCATATTGTAATGTAGAATCAATAAGTTTGCTAACTTGTCTTCTACTTCTTCGTGTTTAAATCCGTGTAAATCAAGTTCTGTCATCTTTCTTGACCTCGTACAATCTGTCAAAAGATTCTTTGTCTAATTGTTTTTTATTCCGAAAGAATTCTGTTGCTACTTGTTCTTCAGTTTTAAGTACTTGGATTACATCTACTACTTCTTTTGTTCTTTTATTTACTAAGTTGAACTGCATACTATATTGTCCTCTTGGTGTTCTGTCATTTTGTCTATGGATATTTCGAATATATCTAATTCGAATTCTTGTCCTTCTTCACCACTATCTTTGATGATGTCTGGTAATTTTTGTAATATATTAAAACTTTCTTGTGTGAAATCCCAAGGATTAAATCTAACTCTAATATCATACATTGGAATACCTGGTAAGTCTGTATGTAATTTTTTATCCAAATGATAATCTGTGTTTGGTTGTTCTTCTTTGATATATTGTTCAATCTCTTCTGCAGCTGGAACCACCATATAACCACACCAAGGTTCTAATGTTCTAATTAAATTCACATCTGCAGCTTCTGTTAATTCAAATCCAATATCATAAACTGGTGATACAATTGGTTTCATCATTTGGTCGTGTTGAACTGCCGTTCCCCACTTTCTAATAAACTCTCTCATATTTTTGTTCGTAGTGTATAACCACTCCGGACTATCTTTTCCGACACCACCACCTGCCATTGGATTAAATCTTGAACCTCTACAAGTCATATGATAAACCAATCCTTTCCAAGTCTGAATGAATTTCACTCCATTTAAATGTAGTCTATTGAATATATCTGAATCCTCTTTGGATTGTGGTCTGAACATATAATCGTGTCCACCGATTTCCTCAAAATCTTTTCTTGTGATTGCCCAAGGTGCGAATACTCCTTCAGTAGTTTCTTGTGTTGGTCTGTATCTATTAAACCAATCTAATAATTCTTGTTCTTTTAGTTCTTCTGGTTCTAAACCGAAGTCTTGGATTATCTTTTCTGGGCCAGATGGATGAAGTGGGGGCTCAACTCTTGTCAATGATACCACTACTCCTTCTTTTAAATGTTTATCTATTTCCTCTACTGCGTTTGGCATCAAATACATATCCGAGTGAAAGAAAAACAATCTATCTGTCGTTGCTACATTATCTACCAACTCATCATACAAAATAGTCAATCCCCACCTATCAGGGCCTGGATTTCTATAATACTTGACAAGATTATCTTTTTCTCCTATTTCTTGTAACCACTCCCAAGTTCCGTCTGATGATGCGTCATCTGCGAAACAAATTTCGTGTCTGTATCCTGCATTCTTTCTTATTGAATTATAACACATTTTTAAATATGATAAGTTATTCCTCGAAGGAATAATGAACGAAATTGGTTCCATTATTTATTCTCCTTGTCCCAATGTTGTAACCACGCTTCTTCTGAATAATACTCTTTAAATCTCCATAGTGTTTCTTCTGAACACTCTTGGTAGAAAAACTCATCTTCATATAGTTTTCTTAGTATTCGTTTTGCTCCTAACAAATCTCCAACTTGGACGGTTGTTTGTGGGTGTAGAAGTTCTTGTGTGTCAAGTCCTTCATATCCTATAACTGGTGTTCCGTGCCAAGATAAGTTCATACTAAATGTTCCAGCAGCATGTGTTCTCATCAAGTGAACTCCAACTTTATATTGTCCAATATGATTTATCCACTCTCTCCAATTCATATAAGGTAGATATTTAATGTCTTCAATCATTTCTTCTTGGTCTTGTTTTCTACCCATTGAAACACCATACAATTGTTCATCTGGAATTTCGGATGCTACTAAATAACTATCCATACCACCATACCAACTAACGAAATTACCACCCAATAATATTCCGTCTTTATACAATGAACCAGATTGACTATCCAATCCTTCTGGAATCATCATTGACCTCATCACTCTTACATCTTTACAACCTAATCCTTTGTAATATCTAATGTCAGACATATTATGACAATACACCCAATCTGCTTCTCGTAAACAATTTAAATAATGTATTTGGTTCTCAACTGAATAATCTTGATAATACCAATGTGGGCCTTCTTGCATAACTGCTACATTTTCACAATATAGTTTGTATTTGTATAAGTCAACCTTTGGATTGTTTTTCGGAATAATTACAATTCCCAAATCATATCTTTCTGTTGGTGAATCATTTAATGGACACCACTCAGCGTCCAACATAATTGACCAGCCGAATTCCGTTCGTGCGTTCTCGAAGTCTCTTGGAACTTTACCTCTAATATTTGATTCACTAAAAAATATTACTTTATCGAACATATTATTCCCTCATAATCTACAAATTTCATATCATAATCTGACGTTTGGTATTCTCCAGGCGAGAGTCCAATTTTCTTTTCTAGCTTTAAAGTTCCATCTTCTATCATTTTATCAACTGCTTTTTTAACCTCATGCATTGTGGATAATCCGTAGTCATCAAAAACAATGTATTCTGGATTTAACTTTAGTGCATTACTAACATCACTAAAAACATTATTATATTTGTGGATGCAATCTATAAAAACAACTGATACATCTTTTAACAAGTCTTGTGGCCAACCCTGTTTACTATATGAATCCATTTGAATATAATTTATGTTATCAAAATTATGATTTATTTCATTTCTAATATTAACATCATATAATTTAAAATTTTTACCACCCTTTAATTCTTTTTTTACAATCCAATCATTTCCTGAATCATCTTTGTATGGTGTCCAATGGTTGTTAACATAAACTTTCTTGAATAAAAAACTTAGCACTCTTGAAGTTAAACCTATGTTAGCACCAACTTCATAAACATCTTTATCTTTATATTTGTCTCCGAAAAAACTAATCAAGTCTCTTTTGAACTCATTAGATGTTGTATCTCTATGACTAAACTTATCTTTTTGTAAATTTAATAACGAGTCAAGTGGATTATCGGACTTACTATATAACTCCACATAGGTTCTTTTCATCCAATATTCGATGTGTCTCGGTTGTTCATTTTTTCCAGGTATTGCATTAAAATGATATATCCAACCGGCATCAAGAAAAGTTAACTCATCTGGCCACCAACTATATCCTGGAATATGCAATAAGTTCTTGTTATATAAATCACCAAAATTATATCTTTCAGGTAAAATATTTTTATTTACTTTATGTTTTTTAAGTAAAAAGTTTATTATAGTTTGTCCTGTACTTGGTATTGGTAAGTTTTGATATTTTTTGTTTAGTCTAATGTCATTTATAGTATCTATATTTTTAAGATAAAAATCTTTAACAATGTCTTGAAACCACTTATGTTTTTTGTTTAAAATAACAAAGCCCGAATTGTGATATTCCCATACTTTTGGTTTTTCCTCATCAGGAAATAAATGTTCTCCCCAACCATTTATACCTCTTAAAACCCAATCATAACAACCATTGTTCAAAACTACCGAATATTCATCATTTGTTTCCTCAAAAAAGTTAGGACAATCTGGATGAATTATGGTGTCTGAATCAACCACTGCAACTTGATTATAGTCTATATCATTATATTCTAATATGTCCAATACCCACTCTCTTTGATAGATAACTGGAAAATCCTCTACCTCTATAATTGGTTCAGTCCACTCGATAACTTTAATGTCATCATATTGTTCCGCCCATTTTTTATAACTTTTTATTGAGTATCTATAAGGTGCATTTCTTCCGTCCCCACAATCTATGTTTGGTATGAATATAATGTTCTTCATTGGTTCATCCTTTCAATTAACATTTTTGAAGCTCTAACACAAGTATCTATTTTACCACTAAACAAACTATACACATTACCCCCCTCGTGATTAACTAATGTTGGTCTGGCATCATCGTGGTCTCTATCTTTTAACACGGCTCTTATTGTATACATTGAACCTATGTGTTCCAAGTCTGCAAATTCATCTCCAAAATATTTTACTCCACTTTCAATAAATTTATCAATGTTAGTTATTTTTGGATTTCTAATTAAACCTTTATTTAAATATGGTTTTAGTTCATCACTAACGATAGGTTTTGTTCCAACATTTGTTTCGTGTATTGCGTGAACAACATTTCCCAACACAAAGTCATCTCCATACGGGTCTAAACACATAAAAGGGCCGTCCATTATCACGATACTTGTGTCATCAAAAAACTTAGGTAGTTTTACGACTGGTTTTTCACACACTTCAAACTGATACTCTTTCTTTTTATCTCGTAGTTGATTTATATTTGAATATGTAGCCAAAACTATGACATCATATTCTTCTTTGTATTTATCTAACTCTTTTATTTCTGAGTTAGTATGAACATTTATATATGAACCCCACAATTTATTCTTCATATTGTTTTGAAGTAAATTAGGATTAAATAGTTCTTCATCAGCCACAATGGTCAAATCACAATTTGGCATTGGTTCTCTTTCTTCAAATGTTAAGTTCATATCGTTTAAAAATTCTTTATATTCATCTGCACTTACCAAACTATCTTCTGATGAAATTGAATACATATGAGTTATATCTCCGTTGACAACACAATCTTGATATTTTCTTTTAAATGAATACAATCCGTCTAAACACTCTTGTGCAGTTTCTTTACTTCGTGGATAATGATAACCTTTGTGTAATCTATATTGATTGATTGATGTCGCCCCACACATAATATCATTTGATTTTTCTTTTACATCAACCAAATAACCATTATTACTCAATTCAATCGCACTTGTTAGTCCGAATATTCCACCACCCACGACTAAGGCTTTTGGTGATATTGTATCTCTAACTTTTTGAGATAGTCTAATGGCATTTAATGATACTTTTCTATTGTATTCATAGTTAATTCTATTTGAGAATATAAAATCAAACATTGTTTCTATTGGACTTCCAACATAACTTATCATATCTGTTTCATTTACATAATGTAATTTCTCTTTTGAATATCCGTACTTAAATTCACCAACTCTTCCGTCCTCTAATTCTATTTTGAAATCATCAAGTTGCCCCTCGATAGATTTTATTTCAAAGTTTGTATCCTCTACCCACATATAAAAGTGATGATATGCCAATCTGTCTAAATAATTATAATCTTTTTGATTTGGTTTTGTCCAAACAAAGTAATTCATATCATCGTAAATAGGATAATCATCTCTCCAAGTAAACACATCATCAACATATAATTTTACTTTAAACGAATCTGCAATTTCATACAACTGAACTGCACTATCATAACTTAGTGTTAATGGTTTTTCACAAAATACATTTTTACTTTGTGATAACCAATACTTTGTTTGTTCGTAATGTAAATCATTTGGTGTAGATATGATTATCCAATCCGCCTCATTTGGTTCTACAAAACTAACCATAGATTCAATGTTCTTTTTTAGAACATTTCCCCACTTACCATTTCCTATTATGTGAACTTTTGTTTTCATCTACTCAGTAATTCTATATCGTTTTTGACCATTCTTTCTACCATATCATCAAATGATGTTTCTGGTTTCCACCCTAATTCACTTTTTGCCTTAGATGAATCTCCTGCGAGATAAAACACATCTGCCGGCCTCATAAATCTTGGGTCTTGTCCTACATACTTAGTCCAATCGGATACTCCAATATGTTGAAATGAACTATCTAAAAATTCTCCTAAACTTCTTACTTCACCAGTAGCGATAACAAAGTCATCTGGTTTGTTTTGTTGCAACATTAACCACATCGCCTCTACATAATCAGGTGCATATCCCCAATCTCTTTTGGTATCAAGATTACCTAAATATATTTTGTCTTGTAGTCCTAAGTGTATTTTTGCAATTCCGTCTGTAATCTTTCTTGACACAAATTCGTGTCCTCTTCTTTCAGATTCGTGATTAAATAATATTCCACTACAATTAAACATATCATAACTCTCCCTATAATTAATTGTAATCCAATGTGCATACAATTTTGCAACTCCATAAGGGCTTCTCGGATAAAACATTGTCTTTTCACTTGCGAACTTCTCCATTTTACCAAACATTTCTGATGTTGATGCCTGATAAAATTTTACATCTTCTCCATACTCTCTAATGGCTTCCAATACTCTTAAACAACCCAAACCTGTTACATCACCAGTTTGTTCTGGTGTATTCCAACTCTCCCCTACGAAAGATTGAGAACCCAAATTATATACTTCGTCTGGTTTGGTTTCTCTTAATACACGAACAATAGAGTTTTGGTCTGTCAAATCTCCATTTACGAATTGAAAGTTTTCATTACTTTCTAAGTGTTTTGTGTTTAGTCTGTTAGGTGTTGATGAACGTCTTTCCATACCGAATACTTTGTATCCTTTTTCCAATAGGAAATCTGCCATATGACTTCCGTCCATACCTGTTATACCTGTAATTAATGCTCTTTTCATTTTTCTAAGTCCTTATATTCATAAAATTTTCTATTTGTTTTACTGACTAAATTTTGTATATTTTCATCTGACAATCTTTTAAACTTATTAAACTTGTCGTTCTTTTTATTACCGAAAGAGTTTGGATTGTTTTCATCTAAAACATACAACCTTTTATTTGGGTGTCTTCTTGCGTGAACCTTTAATAGATTTTTAAATACAAATTGTTTGTAGTCTTGACCCATTAATTTTTCCGACATAATAGACATTCCGTGGTCATCATTGTAAATCATACAAGAAGGAATATTAACACCAAACTTTATCAAGTCTGATGACATTACTAAACAACTCCCGTCAAGTTTTGGATAATTAATTACTCTTATATCTAAGTCATCTACTTTAGAATTTATTTCGTTCATTGTTTCTATTGGTAATAATGACTTTGCCTGATTTAAATTATTGTGTTGGTTATCATCATCAACAAACTCCACATCAACATAATCTATATGAACGGTGTCGTCCCAACTACTATCCCACATTTTTCTATCACCGAAACAAGCAATATATTTATGTATTCCGTTTTCGTTTGTGTATTGAGATAAAGTTTCTAATCCGATAAATGCTTCTTTTGGAAAGAAACTATCTGTTTCACCCCACATAACATAATCTACTTTTTTACAATAATTGTAATTTAAATCTCTTCTGTAATCTGTATGAAAATAAAACTCATCTTTTTCTACTTGAAAAGTATTTACCTCGTATCCAAGTTTTTTTATTTTATCTACACCTTTGTAAAACTTATCAATTATTCTAAATTCTTCAATCTGAGTTGTATCCATTTTTTCTAAGTGTTGAGATAAGTTCAAACACAAGTCAATAATAATATTTTCTTTATTTTCAATATCATTATCAAGTAAATTTATTAGTCCGTCAATGAAATCTTTATACATTTCAATTTCAAACCACATTACATTTGTTCCGATTACATATTTGTTATTTAATATCATTTATATCCTTTACTCTTTTTATTTTATCGTATGCCGGATTATCTCCGTCTGGGTCTACAATGGTTAATTCAACTCCTCTACTTTCTAAGTATTCATATAGTCCTTTGGTTTTCTTTGCTACCATAAGGTGTTCATTAAGACCTGCTAATGTTTTGGTATTTTTATATTCTATATCGTCATAAAACCAATCATCTTGTTTTTGACCAGACTTGATTGTGTTTTTAAATAAATCCCAACCAATCGTTACGATTTTATCACAACCCATATATAATGCCAATGGAATAGCTAATTCGTACATTGTACCTGGCCCCCAAGGTCTTGAAAATCCTTTATTGATATCAAGTCCTTCCCAATAATCACTATGCGACATTGTGTTTTCTATTTTAGGAACTCCGTCATTGAGTTTGTAAGTGTCTAAAATAAAATCTACTGGAAAATTATCTATGATTGTGTATGGTTGTGATTCGTCCCAAACTGCCCAACCAACAATGGTGTCTTGATTTTTGTAATTGTATTGAGTTAAATTACAAAAGTTCAATAAATGGAAATCAGTTATTTCATCTATTATGTGTTGTGTTTGTTTGATAGACAATACCAACTTATCGTTTAACAATGATTTTAAGTTATCGGTTGAGAATTGATTAAATGTTGGCCCTGATGTACAAATGTAAGCTGTTTCACCTTTATATACATCTTTCAATACACCAACTCTATCGTATTGTTCTTCAAAATCCCACATTAATTTTTTGAGTTCTTTTGTTTTATCCTTCATATCTTCTCTTTTTTTCCAATTCTAAATCTTGTAGTTCTTCAAATATATTTGAAATAGACTTTTCTTTTATTTCTTCTAATCTATATGGATGAACATTTAACATACCGCATATTGCTTCTTTTGTTCTTTTCTTTCTGGTTTCGTCTGTAATGTAAACATCTAAATATTCAAACAAACTATTGAGATTAAATTGATATCCTTTGTTCAATGATAAATACAATGTAAGTAATTCTAATCTTAGATTACCACCACCTCTTCCGATACCCGTGTAAGTTCCGTCAACCATATCTGCTCCGTTTTCAATTGCAGTAATGGTATTTGCCATACTCATTGACATATTGTCGTGTGAGTGGAATCCAATCAATACATTTGGATTCATATTTCTAAATATAGTGATAATCTTTCTTACATAGTCTGGTGTTAATGCTCCATAACTATCTGCGAAACATAAAAAGTCTAAAAAGTCTTCTGTTAATAGTTTTTCTCTAATCTTGACAAATGAATCAATGTCAATGTATGATGTACAAATAACATTTAATGAAACCTCATATCCGAGTCTTTTAATTTCTCTACACATTTCTAATGAATCATCAAGTTGTTCTTCATAACTACAAACTCTAATCAAGTCAATGTCTGTTTCTGAACTTGGGATTAGATTTTTTATATCGTATCTCCAAGAATCTATCATTACTGATATTTTACAATTTGGTTTCACATCATTTTTAATTTCACTAACCAAATCAAATGGAATATTTTTCCATATACCAGCATCTTTTTTTACAAGTTCTGGATTAGTCAAATAACCTATTTCAAAATAATCATATCCAACATCTGAACTTGTTTTTAATGCTCGTTTCACATCTTCAATTGTAAAACTGAAGTTGTTTTCAAATCCACCATCTCTAATGGTACAATCCAAAACCTTGACTCTTTTTTTCTCTATTTGTTCTTTGATATTCTTTTCATAAATCAATTCTGCTATGTTAAAATCAAAAGGAACATCAACATCAATACCTTCAGTTTCTGTTAGTTCATACCAATAAGGATTATCTCCAACTACATATTTGTTTTTAATCATCGTTTCTCTTGGTAATAAACAACCACCGAAGTTTAATCTAAATACTGATTCCATATCTTGACTTCTTGGACAATTTAATGGGTCGTAGTTTAGTGGTTTATCGTCTTCCCATAAAAAGTCTTTCAAGTAATTCATCGTAACCACACTATCATATTTACTATCAAGATTTCTAAATGTGTTGATGATGTCTTCATAAGTTTCAGATTTAACTAATGGGGAAGTAACTGGTGTGTATAAAATATAATCTGTATCAACTTGTTCTGCTATGAATTTTAAGTTTTCACTACCTGGACAATCATTACTGGTGTAATAATCTGGTCTTCTCATTGGTGTTACTCCGAGAGTTTCTGCCAATGAATACATTTTATCACAATCTGTTGTTACTACTATTTCGTCAAGATTTTTGACTTTTTGAAGTGTTTTGATTTTGTTTTCTAATAAACTTGTATCATTAAATGGTTTAATGTTTTTGTTTACTATTCTTTCAGAACCTTTTCTTACCCCGATTACTGCCGTGATTTTTCCGTTATTCACTTGTAACCTCGTTTATGTAATCTTCTATATTTCTTGTTGGTTCATATCCGATTAATCTTTTTGCTATCAATGTATTACAAAGAGTTTCTTTTGCTTCTCCTGGTCTTGCGTCAATATACTGAACATTCCAACTAAACATATCTGCCAATTCATTGATTGAGAAATTGTTTCCTCTACCTAATTCTATTTCGTCCCAACAAGTTTCGTTTTCAGATGTTAAAATTAATCCGTCCACAATATCATCAATGTGAGTAAAATCTCTTCTTTGGAATCCGTCTCCTGTAATAGTTAGTGGTTCTTGGTTTTTATATTGTCTTTCGAATATTCCGACTACCGTACAATATTCTCCCTCGGTTAATTGATGTGGGCCATATACATTATAAAATCTACAAATCGATACATTGACTCCGAAATGCTTTTTATACAATAAACACATATCATCTGCAACTACCTTTGAAAAAGTATATGGATTTTTAAACTTACCACTATGAACTGATGATGAACCTGCGAAAACCATTCTTGGTTTGTTTTCTAATTCTTTAACCCACTCCAAGATATTCATCGTTCCTAAGATTCCAACTTCTAATGTATTTGCTGGTTTTTTAAATGAAGGTTGTATTCTTGCTAATGCACCTAAATGATAAATTACATCTGGTTTTTCCATAAAATAACCAAAATCTACAACATCTCTAATATCACAATCATAATAAGTACAACCCTCTTGTTCGTTTTCTTTTTTACCTGTTGAATAATTGTCAAGACTAACGACATTGTGTCCGTCTTTTAATAATCGTTTAATTAGATTTGTTCCTACAAATCCTGCTCCACCTGTAACCATTATATTCATTTTTACTCCTAAATAATTGTATCGTATAATCTGTTTTGTTGTTCTTGTTTTTGAATTTCTTTTTCGTGTTTTAAAGTTAATTCTTCGTGTGGTGGTAAATGAGAGTAAGTTTTTGCTCCGTCTATCACCTCGTGAACTGGTTTAACCCATTTAATATCATCGGTGTTTCTAAATATTCTTGCTTGATAATCTGGAAAGTTAATCCACCCTTGTTCAGTTTGTCTCCAATGCCAAAGATTTAAATGAAAGTCTGTAATACCATTCACGATATTAATTCTTGGAACCCATATTAAATCTGTATCATTGATTTCTAATATTTGTGGTAATTGTTCTATAAGTATTTTGTTAGGTATTTCATCTGCGTCAATGTGAAATATAAAATCTCCTGAACAATGTTCTTTTGTATAGTTTTTTAATTCTGCAAAGTCTTTTTTAAAATTAAATGTAATTACTTTTAAATTTTTAAAATATTCTCCATACTCATATTTTTCCAATACCTTTTCCAATGCATTAAAGTCATCTTGAACAATACTCTTTTCCCCAACCTTTGAGATATCTCGTGTAACCACGACTTCATCGTCTTTTCTAATGTGTTTAGAAAGATGAAATAATAAATTATCCAATTCTTTATATTCATTATATACGGTTATTCCATAACTAAGTTTCATCGTAAATCCTCAATCTTTTTAATCGTTTCATTAATTCTTTTTTTCAATGCTAAGTTATCTTTTGCTTTCTTAGGAAACTTTTGATAACTATCTAATAAAAATACTCTTCTTTTTCTACACTCTCTTAAAAAGTAAGTTCTAAAGATATCATTTTTCTTTAAAAATCTTTCCAGTAATTTGTAAATGTCTTCTGCTGTATTTTTGTCTGCTCTATCTGGGTTATCTCCAACCTCTACAACTCCCTCGTCTAATGTTAATCCACCATAACGAGAAATCAACGTGTTAAAATTTCTAATATCGATTGGTGGTCTTAACAATGTGTCTAATTGTAATCCCACTACAAACTCTACGATTCTACCTGTTGACTTTTTTCTATAACGATATTTTGGGTCAATAACCAATATTGTTCTTTGTTCACCTTTTGATGTTCCTTGTGATTTATAAACAAACCTAACTATTTGTCCTGGTTGTATTTGTTGCCAAGTGGTGTTTCTCATAAATCTTTAATGATTCCCATTTCTTTACAAGCATCTAAGAACTCATATTGTCCATATTCTTTTGCATTTTCTAAATCTAATGTGAACTCGTGTCCTTCATATTGTGGGTCTTTTTGTTCTTCTGGTGTTAACTTACGAACTTCTACTAACTTCCAGTTCCAGTTATTTTTTGTCCCGTCTGGATATATCACTCCTAATTTACCCATATTCAATGTTGTTGGAATCCAACTAATCTTTCTATCGTAATCAAAAAACACTACATCACGAACCAGTTGTGTTGATTTACTAAGTAAGTTATTAAATACTTCTGAATCTTTGGTGTATGAAGTATTACTGGTAAACCCACAATTAAAGCACATATATGATTTAAAGTTTTCAATTTGATTGATATCTTCTTCAAAACATTGTTTGTCATTTAAACAATTTGGACAAGTTATTTTTCTTTCTGCCATTTTATACCTTTTTTAGTTTTGGAAGTTTTACATCACTTTTCTTAACCAATTTAGGTAACTTTAATGCTACTTCCTGTGGAACACCTTCTAACATTTTATCAACAATAGATATTAATTTCTCTTTCATTTTTTCGTGTGAAAAGTTTTCTCTATTGACTATCATTTGTTTTTTACCACGAATTTCATACTTTTTGTAGTTTTTGTAAACCTCTTTCAATATCTGAAGTGCTGTTCCGTAGTCTACCGTTGACCAGTATGCTTCTTGGTTTTGATATTCTTTTGGAAATGCACTATTTGGAACTTTGGTCATTGTGTGTGGTAGTTCAATTGTGTATTCTTTGTCCAAGAAGTCTGCTTGACCTGTTGAGATTGGTGCTATCAATGGTTTACCACTAAATGTTGCTTCTAACATTGGTCTACCGAATCCCTCTCCGTGTGTAAAGGTTAAATGTGCTTTCACTTTTGGGTGATTGTACATTTGGTTCATTTCCTCGTCTTTTAAATCTCCGTGCAATAAATAGATTTTAGGTAAGGTTTCTGCTTTCACTTCCTTTTTAATCATATCTATTTTTTTCTTCATTTCATTTCTATCCATAACTGAGAAACTTGCACTACTGGTTTTCATAATTAGTGCAGGTGGGTTTTTGGTATTTTTAAATGCTTCTAAAAATACTTTCAACATCATACCGATGTCTTTTCTATCTTCACCCATATTTCCTTGTAACCAATGTCCTACGAATAGAAAACAAAAGTCTTCTTTGATTTTATCAAATTCATTTTTTAAATCTATTGTTGCTTCGTTAGTAACTTTATATATTTCTGGGTCTGCTCCTTCAAACAATACTTCTGTTGGTTTTTCCATTTTTAGTGTTCCAACTTTTTGTCTCGTTTGTTTGTCAATTCTATCAAATGAAGCGTTTTCAAATGATTCTTTACTAAACTCAGATGTAAAGATAGTCATATCCATACGATTTACACCCTCCACCCAGTCTGCTGGTGGAAGTGTATGTTCAATACCTGCTGTGATTCCGATATTCTTTTTACCTAATGGTTGAAATTCATTTGGAATTACAATGTGTAAATGTAAGTCTGGTTGTCTATCCATTCTTGGTTCTGGTAGTAATCTTTTGTATATTTCTAAATGATGTGGGTTTTTGTCTTCCAAAGCATTCATCGGTGTTGCTCCCCAACGAACTGGATTAATCTTAACATCATATTTATCTGATTCGATTAATGCTCTACAAATATCTCTTGAGTGGTTTCCATATCCACTACGAGTTCCTACTGGTGCCGTTACTAATACTAATGGTTTGTTCATACTTCAAATACCTCATATCTTTTTCTTGGTGTCCACTTTTCAAATGCAGTTTCCATATGGTCTATAAATAATTGACACATATGTCTTGCTGACATCATTGCTTCATCACTACAAACAAACTCGTGTCCTTTGAATCCACACTCTTTTCTTTCTTCTGGTGTCATATTGTAGAAATGTTCAATACAATATGATGCGTCAACCCAATCACATCTATCATCAAAAATATATGGTGTTGGTGGTGAACCTTGTAATGAACGAACTTTTGGCCAAACTGGTTTTACCCACTCTCCGTGAGTTAGTGATTTATTGTTCTCCCACTTTCTCCAATCGTGTAGTGATTCAATGTCTGCGTAATCTTTGTAAGTTAATAATTCATCACTCAATCTAAATCCACATTGGTCTTGTAAACCACCCGTAACATTAACCACGATTGGTGTTCCTGACATTAATGATTCACAAGTTCCTAAACCGAATCCCTCGTTGGATGCCAAGTTAATCGTTACATCACAAATGTTATACAAATAATTTAGATGTTTGTTTTCTAACTTTTGTGTTGAAAATATAATGTTCAAGTCTGGACACATTTCTTCAACAACTGCCGGTAAGTCTGTTCCGTTTCCGTCAACTGGTTGTGTATGTAGAACGAATGCTGTTTTATTTCTTTTTTCTTTTGGTAGTCTGTATGCAAACTCTCTAAATGCCATAATAGTATCTGATGTCATCTTTCTTCTGATGTTTCTGTTTACATACAACATTGAAAACTCAATGTCTTTTCCTTGAAATAGTTCGTTTTTCATTTTGTTCATTTCCAATCTTTCTTTTTCATCTTTGACTGGATAGAACTGAGTTTCATTGATTCCGTGTGGTATATAAGTTGAGTCCCAATCTGTTCTTGGTTTATCTTGACAAACATTTTGCACGATGTTGTGTGTTTGTTTCGAGATGTTCATAATTAAATCACAACTTTCATAATATGGTTGATTCCACATTGGATATGGTAAGTCGTCCCAGATGTTGTAATAAAAAATCGGTATGTGTTGTCTGATTTCGTGTTCCATTTGATACAACCAAATCCAAAATCTTGGGTCGGTGTAAATCATAATAGCGTCTGGTTTTTCAATCTGCATTAGTTGTCTTAAAATATCTGGACTTCCGTATCCATCTACTGGATATATTTTTAGACTTGCGTCCTCGATACCAGTTTCCTTTCTAACATTATCATTCATATCGATAACTTTACCTTGGTCTGGGTGTTTGATTGCTCCACCGACTTGAACCCAATCATATTTATCAAGAGTTCCCAATACAATCTCTCTTGACATTGTACCGACACCACTTGACATTCTTAAGTCGTCTGAAAACAATAATATTTTCTTTTTATCTCTTCTTTGAACTTCTGAAACCTTTTTTAATTTTGGTAATTTCATTAAAACCTCTTAATATTTTGAACCTGATTCTTCTAAGTTGTCATATTCTAAAATAGTATTGGCAAATTCTTCGTTGTGGACGAATAAATCAATACTACGATTGACTAACTTTTGTAATGAAAAGTCATCACGAATAGACTTTTCTCTAAACTTTCTATATAACTCGTCAATGACTTTTACTGATGTTAATTTTTCTTCTTTCATAATTCCTCGAATATATACATATATATAATAAATAGTCTGTTAATCTAAAATAACATACTTTTTTTCAATTTTTTCACAATATTCTAATGCGGATTTTGTTCCGTTGGTAATGACTCCGTCTTTACAAAATGCCACCACTTTATCTGAATATTTAACCAAGTCTTTGTTTCGTTTGTGATAATAACCAACATTATATGGTTTTCCATAATTGTAAGCTTCCATTACACAATACATATTGTGTGTTTGGTGTTGTGGTGGAAACTCACTATAAGGTATTTTAAATTCTAATGCGAACCTCTTGGCATATTTATCTGCTCCGTCTTTGGCACCACCACCTACGATTTCTACATCTGGGTGTTCCATTTTTAATCGGAACATAAAGTTCTTGATTTTGGTTTTATTAGTATAGGTTCGACTTCCGATAATTGCTATCTTCATTAGTCGTTTCGTTTCTGTTTCCTAATTGGTTCTGGATTTAGTTCGTCTTTATTGACGAACTCATATGTTTTTACGAAGTGTTTTAATCCATTTATAATATCTTTTGGATTATCATATTCATATGCAAATCTATAATATTGTAATTGTTTAGAACCCTTTGGTCTAATATCGTAAGTGATAAAATGATTCTGGTCATCAGTTAGTTCTGGAATAATAATTATTTTAGTGTTAAATTGACTTTCATTTTTCCAATACTTAATAAATGGTTCAAGGGTTTTTAAATCTACCATTTCTCTTTCTCTATCATACCAAAAATATAATGGAAATGGAACACCATTTAGATAATCCATTTGTTTGATTTTCATTAACTCTTGAAACACTTCTTGTTCAAAATCTGTTGCTAAAAAATCTGTTACCTTTAATCTTAAACTTGGTTCTGTCATTATAAGTCCTTACACATTCTGCACTTTAAGTGCTTTTCACACTTTTCATATTCGTTTGCTATGATTTTACCTTTGTCATCATAACACTCATCTATGAACTCTTGTAATCTTGTCATAACTTTATTGATACTTGGTTTACCACTTGCTGGTGAAAAGGATTGTAATCGTTTTTGTGGATACATCATATTTTCATACAATCTTCTCTTTAATATTAAATATTCAACATCTATTTTATCTTCTGATATTTCTAATTGTTTTGCCATAAAGTGTTTATACAATAACAACTGATTAGTTTTGTTCTTGTCGGCTTTCATATATTTGTTCCAACCCATTGTAGATGATTTAATATCAATAACTTTCATACGACCAGTTTTCTTGTCGTGTAGAACAACATCCATAAATCCAACAAATCTTAATTCTTTTGGTAGTTTGTAATTCAAGTTCATCTCGATACCAACTAATTCAGTATCTTTCTTTTTGAAATAACTACCTTTTCTTTTCAAGAACTCGTCAATGATTGCAAATCCGTCATTAGTAAATTCAGTCATTTCTTCTTTCGTAACTTCAAACTCATCTCCATATTGTTCTTTGGCTTCTTTGAATAATTCTTTCATACGATATATCAGAATATCGTGTAATGGTAATTCATCTGCTTCTTTGATTGTTCGTTCATAATAACATACTAAATATGCTTGAATAGTTTCGTGAATAGCACTACCGAACAAGGTATAAATATTACCTTTGAAAGTTTCTGCTTTATCCACATAATTTGCTTTCCAAGTGTAAGGACATTTGTCCCACATTGAGAACTGACTATAACTTATTTTGCCCATTTACCCCTCGCTACTACTTGTGCCATAACTCCATAATTTGATATGTCCGAGAAACTATCTGTTGCTGGTTCGTTGTCAACCGCATTTCCCGTATCTCTCATCAATAATGTTTTTAATCTCTCAATTTTGTCATTACATCTGAACCAGATTCCTAACAACGATAATTTAATGTCTTCTGGTGTTTTTAGAATTGTTCCGACTGCGATGTTTTGTGGGCCGTAATCATATTGTTTTCTACAAAACAATTCATATTGGTCTCGTTGAATCTTTTTAAATTCTGATGTCATTTCAGGATATGTGTTTTCCATATATCCAACGACATCATCATCTCCGTTAGCATTTCCATATGCTACCTCTACTGGCATACCTTGTGTCGGGTCATATTCTTGACCGACATCATCAATAACTTTTGTTGGTGCGTCTTTAATCATTACTTACTCCATATTTTTTTTAGTTGTTTTTCATCTACACCATATTTGGATACGATAGAATATACAACATCTTTACCCATAATGTCAAGTGTTTTTTCAATATTTTCTGAACTATCTTCAAAATACTCACATAATATGTCCATAGCCCACTTTTCTATCTTGGATTTTGACTTAGATTTAGTATATTTTAAAAAGGTTCTACCCTTTGGTATCACATCTGTGTAGAATTGATATACTGACTTTGGTTCTAATTCCCAATATCTTTGGATTTCATTTACGACCTCAATCCACTCTGGTTTCATTGATAGAAATCTATGCACCATATAATTTGACCAAGTTTTTTTATCGGCATCAGAAATCTCTTCCCAATAATTTGGGTTCTGATTATTTGTAATTTCTTTTATGTGGTCAAATAGTGATTTTGTTTTCATAGTGAATAACCTTTTAGATATAAATAAATAGTTGACTTATAAGTCAAAATGACAAAAATCTTTGTTTTGTTCGTAAAAGTTTTTTAATTCTTCCCAATTGCCGATGTTTTTAAAATTATCTTCGGTGTTTAATTTTACACCTGAAAAGAATCCATACAAGTCTTCATAAAACAATACTCTTGAGTTTCTGTGAGATTTTAGATATTCTATGGTGTTGTTTGTTATTTCTTTGATACCTATGATATCTTTTTTTATGTCATCAATTGATATTGTATCGACTTTTATTTTGTTGTATTGTTGTTTTTCTTTTTTCGTTAGAGTTTCCACCCCAAAATCTACTGCTCTCCACTTTTCTGTTTTCTTTGCGAGATTTAAAGATAGTGATTGTAAAAATACATTTCTTCTTGACAAAAAGAAAACCATATCGTGATAGTCTATTATATCGTTGTGTATTTTTTTCTTAGGATAAACACCAAACTTAATTCCAAAAGTATCATCGTTATCATACATTTTATCAAGAAATTTATCTACACCCATTGAGTTTATAATCTTTTCCGAGTGATTAAATTCTGGTTCCCATATAAATTTTTTAGATGAAATCTCTTGTAGTGTTTTACAAAACTCAGTTGTTCCACTACGACTACAACCCAATACCAATACTTTATTTAAATGCATTTCCTAACATCCAAGTTAATACTGAATATCTAACACCACGAGTCAATGGTGATACTCTATGTCCTAAATAAGATGGAAACAAGATAAGACTTCCTTTTTTTCTACTACCGACTGCTGTGTTTTCACCTGTTTTGTCAGTCATACTAAACTCAAAATTTCCTCCGTCATAGTCATTTTCATCAGACAACTGAACAATGGCAGTAATTTTACGAACTGATGTTTCTTCATTTCCAATGTCTAAATGCCAGTCATATTTTCCTGTGTCTTCATATCTCAACATACGAACATTAGAAAACTCATTTGCTATGTCAAAATTAAAAAATAATCTATTTGCCATTTCACAAGCCATCATTAAATTTTTATTTAAATTAAATCCGTCTGACAATACAATTTCTTCTGAAAATCTTACTTCTTGGACTTTACGAACATTTTCATTTACAATGTCTGCTCCGTTTCCATTATAAGTTCCTGCTACGGTGGCTTTGTATTGTTCTGAATTATCAAACATTTTGATTAACTCATCACACCTTTGTTCAGTCAAGAAGTCATCTTTGTGAACTACAAACTTAAAGTTTTTCTTTTGTGTTAGATTTTCTATCATCTAAAATGGTCTCCAATAAATAACTCTTGTAAAACATATCTTATTCCTTTAGTAACTGGTGTTACATTGTGAGATAAGAATGTGGGAAATATAGTTAATGAACCTTTTAATTGGTTCATTGTATACCACTCTTTTGTATGTTTATCTTGTATTCCGAACTGAACTTCTCCACCCTCGTATTCACTTGGGTCTGTAAGTTGGACAATCGCCACAAGCTTTCTATTAGAGCAACTACCTGCATTAAAATCTGTGTGCCAACCATAAAAACCTCCTTGATGATACTTGATAAGTTTTAACTCGTCATCTGCTCCGTCTATATCAAAGTGAAATACACCTTGATTTACCATTTTAACTACTTGGTATATTTTATCTTGTAACCATTTCCAATCTCCGTTACAATTATCTGGTCTAAATCTATTATCTGGTTGGTCAAATAAATACCATTCTTCCGTTACTCTTATTTCTGGTATGATTGCCGCTTCTCCTTTTTCACCACCAACTCCACCCGGAACCATTTGTTCTGTTGTGGTTATTTGTTCTATTAATTCATCACACTTTTCGTGTGATAAAAATGTAGGTATTTGTATTGAGTATTTAAAGTCATTGTTTAACTTCATTTAAAAGTGTTCCCTTCTGCAAATGTTATTAAAGTGTATCTATCTTTTTCACTAAATTGTAAAACTTTGTGTGCTGCGAAAGCTGGAAATATAACTATTCTACCTTTTTTTACATCTATGATATTACCCCAAATGTCTAATTGTCCTCCCTCATAATCGTCATTTAAAAATATAACTGATGTAAGTTTTGTACAAGTGTTTACAACCTTTCCGTCTCCTGCTGCAAAATCTGAGTGATACTCATCATCTACGACAAATGTATCTACTGGATATAATTTTCCACAAGAATGTTGAATGCCAGATATATCAAATTTATATACTAATGTATTTGATAAACTGACAACTTTCCATATTTTATCTATTAAATTTTTGTTTTGAGTTACTACATTTTTACAATTATGTAAACTTCCCCATACAAAATTGTCCGATTTAATATTTTCATCAATAGATTTTATTTCGTTATCACATTCTTCTGATGTTAAGAAATTATCTCGAACTAAAAACCATTTAAAATTGTGATTATGTATCAGACTCATCAGAAACTAAAACCTTATTTGCGAAATAATTAACACCACTATCCGTAGAGTTTATGTTGTATGTTATTTCTTCTTTATTTATAACTTCTATGTGGACTACTTTTAACTTATTTAACTCATCAGTCAAAACTACATCTCCTATTTTTAGTGGTCTGTAATCTGAATCTACTTCAGAATCTCCAACGATATAAAATGGGTGGTCATCTGTTGCTGTGATTGTAGAGTCATCATCAAAAGTATAAGTTACTATATTATCGTGTCTTATCTTTATGACTTCTAAAACTTTTGAGTCCTGAATTTTATTATTCTCAACATCATATGTTTTTATCATATCACCAGGTCTAACTTTTATGATTGGTTGATATGTTCCGTCTGATAATGTAATCATAGTGTCATAAGTGAAACAAAATGAACTATTATGACTAACTATATCGTGTGCTACGATTGTTCCATAGTCTTGATTTAGTAAATTATAAGTGATATGTTTACCCTCAATTTTTTTGATTTCGGTAATTTCTACCCAACCATCTAAATCTCTTACATAATCTCCAACCTCTACAACACCATTACCACCTGCGTGATTTGGATTGTGTCCGTCAATTGTTGACCAACCTTTATCTTTTAATAAGAACGGGTGATTTCCTGTTGGTTTAAGTGTTTGACCAGATTCTAATGTTAATTCATAACAATCATCGTGAAGTTTTTTCATAATAGAGTTTACTTTACCTTCTTTAAATTCATTATTTTCTTCATCAAAGACCAATACACTTTCTCCTAATTCTATTTCGTCAATTCTTTTATAATTACCCTCTCCCATATTAATCACTTGGTCTGGCATAAAGCAGAACTTATTGTGAACCAATACATCATTTGCGAAGTAATTGTGATTTGTTTCTATTTCTAATGAATAAGTTTGTACTGGATTTATCACTTCATCTAAACCTGTGATTTCTACTTCTCTTAATTCTCCGTTAAAATATTCTAAACATTTATCACCAACTTCTAATTGTTCTGATTCTATATTGTATCTTTTTTCTGTCCAATTAGGTTTATATGATGACCAACCTTTTCCAATTACCCAATACGGGTGGTCAAACGTGTTTTTGGTTTTTTTATCACCAAAACTTATTTCTATGATATCAGCGTGAGTTGGTGTTTCGATAGACAATACTTTACCTACTTTAACTTCTTGTGTATCAAAATCATAATTTTTAACCTCATCTCCGACCTCAATAAATTCTATTGCTTTTGTAGTTCCGTCCCCCATTGTGATTGGTGTTCCTGCTACAAAACATTTTGGTGGAATATTATGAACCAAGATATTTGATTGGAAGTATGTATCAATGTCCTCAACATCAAGTGAATACCAAGTAACGTCACCAGAACCCTCAGTTATAGAAGTTATTTCAGTTTCATTACCACTCGGGTCTAAAAAGTAATCACCTACTTCTATATTGTTTGGTGTTACCCAAGACCAAGTATCTCCTTGTTTTACAAAATATCTAACATCATCATTTAATTGTTGTACATTATAAGGTGCTTTGATACTACCATTTATTAGAATATGTCCATAAGACATTGTTTTCATTACATTTACCACAATAGAACCTTGTGTTGTAGAACCAGATAAATCTGTCGCAGTGTAAGATAAATAATTTTGTGATTCATCTGGCATACCAAGTGGTTGATATGATGTTACGACATCACCAACTTCTACATCTTGGACTTGTTTTGTGGTTCCGTCATACATACTGATTAAACTACCACTTGCAGATGTTTTTCCTTGTTGTGATATAAAATTCCAACTATCTGTATTGGTTGGATTTAATTTAATGAATTTTCCAGCGTCTCTTTCTGCAAAAACTATTACTTTTTCTGGTGTCATCATAAAATCAACTTTACCAACACCTAAGTATTCTTGTCCGTCTCTATAACTCCCACTATGAACGATGTATTGTTCTATTAAAGAACCATTATCAACTCCATTTTGATAACTTGCACTTGTTGAGTTGTAAGTGTAGAAACCAACTGCGTTAGACTGAATACTTGAGTCTACTGATGGATTTTTAATAACATAGTCTGGAAAATTATTATTTGGTGTGTAAGAAGAAGTATTAAACAATGGTATCAATGAAGAACTCATAGGTGAATTACCCAAAATTGTTCTAAATGTATTTTTATTAAAAGAACCACTTACAATGTTTAATAATGTATCATCACTATACCAAGGTGTTTCGAAAAATAAATGAAAACTACCTGAATATTGTGCTTGTCCTCTTTGTGAGAAATAAGTATGTGATGTATTCATTTGATACTCAAATGTTACGGGAATATTATGTCTTGCAAAACTCGAACTAATTAAACCTTGTTGTATATAAGTTGGATTTTGTTTTTTACCTGCCATACCATAAACAAAACACTTGTCATAACTTTGTGATACTGCATAGTCTGCCATTACATCAAAATAACTTCCTGTTTGCATTGCTGCACTACCAACGATTCCGACATTTGTATTAAGTTCTACAAATTTTACTTCGTTAGAACCACTTTCTACAATGTAATCCATACCACCAATAATTGCGGCATTAGAAAGTGATGGCCAACCACCTGCACTTCCTGTTATATGATTGATAAATTCTATTGTTTTTGATTGTACTGACATAATTCTTTCCTATCTATAAATATCACTTTTCTTAATTTCTTTCCAATTTCCTTCTTGTTGTAGTATTGGTATTGCTGGTTTGTTCCAATCTTCTACAAATCCATAAAAAATATTATGATTATTATCTTTTAAATAATTAAAACGACAATTCATTAATTCTGTTCCAAGTCCTTGACCTCTAAAATCTGGACAAACATATCGGTTTTTTAAATATGGATACTTGTAATTCCAATCTATGAAAGACCAACCCTCTAAAACTATTTCTCCTGTTCTACCACTACCGAATAAAAACATTGTCCAGTTGTTTTTCATACGATATTCTAATTCCTTAATGTCAAATTCTTTCCAAGATTTACCAAACGAATCTTTAAAGTTATCCAATTCATACTCAATTGCTTTTAATTGGAATGGACTGAAATTAAAAGAATTAAAAACCAAATGATTTTTAGTATTCTTATTTTTGTATTTAGTTAAATCTACTTCGTAATACATTTTTTAGTTTTTCTGCATATCTTTTGTGTGATTCTTTTCCTGGGTGCAATTTATCTTCTACCAAGTCATATGTTTCGAACTTTACATCAAACATTTCACTTGGTAAATCTCCGTCCCAAGTTCCCCATATAATTTTATCACGACCAACAAATTTATTTACAAAATTATATTGGTGTAAAAAATAAAAATAGTTATTATACTCATTAAAATCTACAAATTCTTTTAATTCCCAAGGTTTATAAACCACTCCATTATCATCAAACCAAGTTCTTCTAAAGTAGTGTGGAACCGTAATGATAAATATTTGTCGTCTTGATTCTGGTATGTAAACTTCTGATAAAGTCTTGACTGCGAAATCTAAACCTGTTCCACCTGCACCATAATTATAAACTGCTGTGTTTTCTTCTCCGAGTAAATGAGTAAAAGTTTCGGTTTGTTCTACACCCCAACCATAAGTCCAACTACAACCAAAAGTATAAATTTGTTTTTTAGCATTTGGATTATTGTAAATCGGGTCGTGTTGTCTTCCACCCTCTAATCTACCAAAATTATTTTCATAAATATTTAACGCCCTCTCTGACCCATCTTTATTTACCCTATAATTATCATAGTAAAACTTTTCTACATTATATATTGTTTTTTTATCCATTGAGTAATATTGGTTTAGATTTATAATCTCTCGTTAATTGCTTTTTAGTAGGATATGTAAAGTTATATTTGTACAAACCTGTAATGATTTCTTCATAATTATTAATTTTTTTAATTAATTTATTATTAAGATATAATGAAATACCTATATTTAATTTTTCTACATTAATCGTTTCACTACCTTTTCCAATTCCCCAAGCACTTGGATAGTTTTCATAAATGTAAATTGGTTCTGTATTCCAATGTGATATGTCGACTCGTAAACCATACTTTACACCAATAATTCTTGCTTGATACAATAAATTTTTTATCTCTTGATAGTTAGGTGTTCCGGTCAATATAATATCTACATCATTGGTTTCCCAATCTTCTAAGAATCCACCCGTTAACCAAACTTTATAATTGTTAATTTCTGGTAAAGATAAATACTCATCTTTCCAATTATTAAACATTTCTTGAGTTGGTAACCTTTTATTTAGGGTAAATTCTAAGTTACCTATACAAAACTTATCCTGTTGTTGATTCAAGACCAGTTCCCTCTAACATCTTTGATGGGACGGTTCCACAATTTCCACAACTAAATACTTGTACTGGAACAATTGCTTCTTTACCTGTTGGACTCATCAATGCAGATATTTTCTTTAAAAAGAAAGACTGAATAAATGATGCGTTTCCACACTCTTGACATTGAACCGTATCTGCTTTTGACATATCTAATTCCACCTGTTTTGGTGGTGCTGGATTTGGATGACTCATTTGATACTTCCTATGATTTCTACAAACATAGCCATAATGTTGATTTCTTTATCCACTACAACTGCGTCTGATTGTTGATATTTTGATAAAATCAATATACACTCTGCGATATGTCCTGTTCCCCAATCATCAATCGTATCAAACATCAACCTAAACAAATCCGAAAAGTCTGTAACTTTTGAGTCTGCTAATAATTGTCTAATGTTTTGAAATGATGATTTCTTGTCTTGTGTTTTCAATATATCCAAGACTTTGGTTTTGTAATCGTTTTGTGTGATTGTGTTTTCATCAATTGTTAATTTACCATTTACAACTTGTCTTTGAGAACCATTGATTACTCGTCTGATATCTGGATAACCACCATTAACTATGGTTGCGATATCTTTAACATCATACTCAATGTTTTCGTTGTTCAAGATGTTTGCTAAATGTTGTGCGACTTGTTTTCTATCCGGTGGTATAATCTGAAATGATTGACAACGACTTTGTATCGGGTCAATGATTCTTTCCACATAATTACAAGTCAATATAAAACGACAATTCTTAGAGAAAGTTTCCATCAAATTACGAAGTGCTGCTTGAGCGTTTGGTGTAATGTAATCACACTCGTCCAAGATAATCACTTTCATATCTTGGAAACCTAATGTTGATGCGAAGTTCTTTACTTTTTCTCTTACGACATCAACACTATTCTCGTCGGATGCGTTTATGTATAGATAATCACAATCAATATTATTGACCAGTAGTTTGGCAAGAGTGGTTTTACCAGTTCCTGCCCTACCGAATAAGAGAAGGTGTGGTATATCTCCTGATTCCAAATATACCGACACCTTTGATTTTAAATGGTCATTACCGATGTAATTATCTAATTGATTAGGGCGATATTTCTCAACCCAAAGTGAGTGTTTTACACTCTCCATTAGTTAACTGCCTGTGTTGATACCAAGAAGTATTCTGAATCATAGTTATCGATTGAGAATTTAATTCTTGATAAACCTGCGGAACTAACTTCTAATGTTGCACTTTCACAATCTTTGTTTGCACTTAAGATTGAAGCGAACATATTTGCATTGAACGAGATTGGTTCAATGTCGGATTGTTTTGTGGTTTCTACTGGAATCGTTACACGATTAGATGCGATTGACGCATAACCAATAACGATTTTAGTTTCTCCGTTTTCAGTCAAGATAGTAAAAGTTTCTGCTTCGGATAAAGCACCTTTACCACTAATAAATGTGTTGACAAAATATGGGTCTACCTTGATACCTAACTCAAATGAATCTGGAAGGTTCTTTAGTGCAGGTGGTGTTGGTATAACTGATAAGTCTGACAACATATATTTAGACTTTGTTTTTCTTTTTGTATCTTCGAACTCCATTGAAATAAACTTATCTCCTGATTGTGATAGATTTACTTCAATATCATCTCCCAATACTGACAATAATGATGATAATTGTCCTGTGTTGTACACACCTAATTCACAAGGTGATAGATGTGAGAACTTACTCAACACTACACTACCCACAACTGACTTATCACCTGAGATAAATCTTGTTGATAATGAATTGCCGTTTGAAGTCCATTTAGTTGATTTAATTTCTCCACCCAAAGTATATTTTGTGATGAAGTTTGTTAACTGCGATTTGTTCATAACCATTTACTCCTATTATTTAATTATAAATATAATGTTGTTTTTTGAAAACATAAATTATTTTTAAAAGAACCTACTCATTGATGTTGTTGTGTCCTCTACTCCACCCCAGTCTAATGCTTTGTAAAACATACCAACCTTTTTACTCATAGCTTGTTCATACATTTTGTTATGGTCAATGTAGTTTTTAATTAATTCTAAAATCTGTGGTGGGTCTTCATAACCTTTGTAAGCTATGGTATCGAATCCAAACTCATTTTCTTTTAAATACACCCACTTGATTTTGTTTCCATTGGTAATCTTGGAATATCTTTTACCCTCATACCAATAATCAATCAGAGAATTATAATTAATTGCTGCTTTAACGTGAACTGGTGTTCCTTTTTTATACTGAGAAAATGCGCTTTCAGAATCCTTAACTTCATACTTTCCAATACCTTTTACACCGATTGGATTTGCCATAACATCATAATGTAATGAAGTCATATTTCTTTTAAATACTGATATTCTTTCATCAATCTTTTCTTTTGGAACATCTGCCAAAATATCATCTAATACTTTTTGTAGTAAGTCTTTCATAGCGACTGCGAAATTACTTCTAATGGTATCCAATCCTTTTACATGCGTTTTGTTTACTTTTCTACCCGCATCATTTATGATTCGTAATCCATATCTTTTCTTTGTAATGAACAATCCTGTTTTTGCTACCACCTCTTGTTTAATATCAAATACATGCTTGTCTACATTACAAAATTTCTTACCGAAGTAATCATATGATTTATTTAAAAAGTCTTGTACTTCCGCACATATCTCCATAATTCTTTGTGTCATCATTGTTTCGGTTAGTTCTTGATTAGGGAATCGTTTCTCAATCAATGGAACTGCCGACGCAAAAATAGAGTCAGTATCGATATAGATAACATAATCGTCGGCTGTTCCGAGTTCTTTATTGTAAAAGTGATTAGTAATTTTTTTACTGAATTTAATTAATTGTTGTCCTGTTGTGGTGGTGGCTTCTGCATTATCCAAATCATAAAATCTAAATACTGGTAATCCCAATACTCCGTACAACGAGTTCAATACAATCTTTTGAATGTGTTGTCTTCTATCGAAGTATTGTTCTTTTTCTTTATCACCTTGTTCGTGGAACTTCTTAACAAGTTTTCTCATCTCGACTCTTTCATTGAACCATTTTTCTAATAGTGCCGGAATCAATCCTTGTTTGTCTGTTCGATAAATAATACCATTAGAACTAATCGATACATCTGCTTCGTCCAGATATTGTTGTAGTTCTGGTTTAGTCATCTTACCCATTTCCTTACCTTTTTTATTTAACATTGTGTAAGTTTTCTGAGTTTTGTTATTGATGAATTCTTCCTCGTTCCAACCCGTAACTTTACCGACTTTAGTTTCTGGTGAAATGTTCAATGAACGAATCACACTCGGATACATTGATGTGATGTCCAAGTCATAAACCCATTTGTGTTTTCCTGCTTGTGGTTCTTGAACATAAGCACCTGTGAACTTATCATCATTTAATTTCTTTGGTCTTGGTGGTTTGTTAGGTGCCACAACCCCAATCTTTTTTAGATAAACTAATATCGCTCCCTCTAACCAACGACTCGACATATTGATATCTTCATAAGGAACATGCCCTAAGTGAGCAATACCACGAGCAATCTCAATAAAATCTAATTTTTTGTCCAATTCAACCAAGATTTTTACATCTCGAATATTGTAATCAATAAATGTTTGTAAATCATTATCGTATAAATCATTTAGTGTTCCTGTATAATCAACCTTTTTCATACCGACTTCTACTTCTCCGATATAATCTAATCGATAACTTGATTGTTGAGTAAATGTAAATTGTCTATATAGTTGTAAATAATCTAATGATGAAACACCAGCTATTGTGTGTTTCTTTTTATATTCTGAATAAATAACTTGTGAAATCGGTGATAAAAGGTTTGCCACTTCTGGGCCCAATACCCTAACCGCTCTATTATACAAATAAGGAATATCAAAGAACTCCGAGTTCCAACCACTAATAATCGTAGGTCTGATTTCTAAATACTTTTGGAAAAACTGATTTAACATCTCGTATTCAGTTTCATATATTTCTACAACTTGGTCGTCTTTGGTATAACTTTTTAGTCTGTTTTTTGGGTCAAATACATAAGTGTAATACTTTTCTGAAACACTATCATATAGTGCGATTGATGTGATTGGGTTTTGTGCTTTCATCACATCTGGGAATCCCTCAGTTACCTCTACCTCGATATCAAAGAACATAATTCTATGACCTGTGGATGCTTCATCTGAATCTCCGTATTGGTCTACTAAAAATCTTGTCATTGGTGGTACATCTGATTCGTGAAGTGTTGGGTCGTCTTTGTCGAATTGTGTAACTTTCTTTAATCTATCTCCGTATAAAGAAACGTGTTGTCCACTTGGGTGTTTGACATATGCATATTTTCTAAATGGGATTTCTAAATGTCCACGCTTGTCGTCCCAAATGTGCATTTTCATTTTCTTTATGTCCAAGAATATGTTCTGATAAATAACTGACTCCTTTTGTATAACTCTATACTAATAAGTATAATGATTAAATTTGTAAATGTAATTTATTTTGTTCGGAGGCGACATTTCTGCCGCCTCCTTTTAATTAGAAGTTGATTGTCAAACCAACATTAGCATATCTTGGTGTTCCCAAGAATACTTCTGCGTTATGTGGTAAGTGTTGTTTACTACCATATCCATTGTATTGACTATTATCAACTGCGTCTTGAACAAATACCTCATCAAGAACATTAAAGATGTGTCCTGTTAAAGTCATATCTAAGTCATTGATTTTTGGTAATTTGTAAGACATATGTAAGTCAAGTCTTGAGTAACCTGGGGCTTCCCAAACTTGAGCTCTGTCTGCGTCAGCGTCTGACCCGTCAAATTCACGAGCAGATGGTGACCAGTCTG